GACCTTTTTGAATATAGTTTTCATTATAACGCTTTACTTCCCTTTCCATAATAGAAAAAGGATACATTCTACCATTTCTATTTACACATTCTGATTGTAAGAAAGGTCCTGTTATATAAAGTCTTTTATTACTACCAGTTCCTTCGGTAATAACTTCAACTTTTTCTATTTCTTCGGTGATTAGTTTCATTGCCTTAATTAGTAAATCCTACTTGGTTTGCTTGAATAGCAACAGATGTAAAAATTACATCTGTTGGGAGTTTTTCTATAAATTCAACAGAATTTGTGGGCATAGCAAATGACAAGGTAGTTGCCGCCCCAACTGAAGTTGATATACTTACAGTTGAAACGCCAGCAGTATTATTAAATAAACGAACGCAAGTTGAAGCACTAATGCTCGTAGCGGATCCAGCACTTGTTTGGGTTTGAACTGCAGTTCCAATTATTTTAGTTCTTTGCATTATTTTACAATGTTTTATATTATATATTTATTGTTCAGTTAAGTTAGATTATAACTCCAACAAAATTCATTCCCCTTCATCACCATCAAATAATGACGCAGCAACTGCTGGTCTAAAAGAATCTATTTTTTCTGTAGACTTAGCAAATAAAATATCTTTAATTTTATCACTAATTTGTGACGGCGATTCATCTGTCAGAATCATATCCATTAATTCATCCATAGTTTTAAAAAATAATTAACTATACTTTATTTAGATTCCTTTTTCTGTTGGGGGTTCCATACTCTTTTCATCTATTCCCGGATCCATAGGAACTTGTCCAGATGATCCATTACTAGAATCACCTGTCACCATAGGCATTCCCGTATTTGGATCAATTGGGGCATTTGGATCGGGAATAATACCACTTTCTATTTCTTTTTTAATTAAAATATCTTGTTCCACAATTTCTTCATCAGTTTGACGAAGAATTTTCCTTCTTACATAATCTTGTGAATAGTATTTACCAATATAAGGTTCTGCTGTTGCTGCCATATTCAATCTTTCAGTCATTAATTCTGCTTCTTTCAACTCAGAGAAATGATTATCGTATAAGAAATCATATTGAATATGCTCTCTCATAATTTTCCAGTCATCTGGAGTAATTATATTTTTAAGAATTAATTGAGTTCTCAGCATATCACTGAACATATTAGAAAATCTTTTTCTCAATCTCCCAACAAATTTTGTAAATTTTAATTCATCTCTTAAAATTTCAGATGAACGTCCAAGATTAAACCCACCTTCTCCACCTATTCTTGTTGGCGGAACATTTAGTGAACGGTAGAGTTTTTCTTGAAAATACTTAATATCAGTAATTTCTCCAAGATTTTGTCCGCCCGGAAGTGTAGTGATTTCAGTTCCACGTCCACCTTCTCTACGTGGCAACCAAAAATCTTCCATCATACTCATAAATTTCTTATCATCACGTATTTCACCGGTATTTGCATCATATACAAGTTTATTACGATATCGCATCATAACATCACGGAGATATTGTTCTGCTTTTACTTTAGGTAAATTACCCACATCAATATAGAAAATTCTACGTTCTGGTGCTCTTGATATACGATAAATTACCAAAGAATCTTCAATCATCCGAAGTTGATTGAGAGATTTTATTGCTTTATGTAGGTAAGATAGACAAGTTCCTTTATTTCTATCTACCAACCCAGAAGTGCAATATGAAACTGAGTCTCTTGCGATCTTTACTCCCGCATTTTGTGTTGGTGAAGAAGTTGGTTGTCCTCCCATTGCACCAACGGGATAGGAAGATTTTGGATTGTATATGAAATATTCTTCAATCTCAGGAAAATCATAATCCATTGGATTTTCAACATTACTTTTCGCGTAATTTGAATTATCGTTTGGTTTCTTTTTTTGTTGCCGTACATAACGCATTTTCATTGCGTCAATATACCGAAGTTCTTGTATTCCTTCTTGAGGTTTTTTTAAATCTATAACTTTATGATAATAGAGTCTACCATCAATATACCAATTCCTATAAATTTCGTGAGATTTTTTGTCAAAATCCAATAATTCAAGAAGATATTTAAATTCTTCTCTTATTTTTTCTTTTATTCCATCACTTGCATTTAAATTGGATAATTCAATTTTTATTGGAGAATCATTAGTGTCTGATACGATTGCTTCATTTACGATATCTTCAATAGCACTATCAACTTCCGGATGAAGTGCCATCTCACGATATCTTTTTATCATTTCAAATTCATTTCTGTAGACACCTTCTATGTCTACATATGAACCAAAAAACCCACTAGTCAAATAATGATCAACCCCGTCCTCGTTGTTAGGAGCGACGGGGGATACTACTGTGGGTGATTGAGTTTGAGTGTCCTCAATTGAAAATCCAAATAATTTTGTCATAATTAAGGTTTAACTTGATAATACTATTTATCAACCCTGAGCAGAGTTAGATCCAGGAGTTTCTGGATACCAGAACTGTACTTGGAATTCTACTGTGAATTCTTCAATAGTATCTGAAGTCTCATAAGAGAGATCAATTTGTGAAATATTAGTTGGGAAAATATCCTTAAACTTATATTGAGCAAGAACATTAGCATTACCGCCAGTTCCAGTTCCAGTCTCTCTATTAACTAATGCTCTACCAAGTTGAACAACCTGAGCATCGGTCATATAAGAATTTGGTTCGGTTAGACCACTATGATCAGAGTACTGACCAATGTTCTGCATCCAAGACTCAAATGCTCTTCTATGTGAGAAGTTTTCATCGTTAATAATAGTAACCGTCCAAGAATCAAATGTCCTATCGCCAGCAACTTTTAGAATACGACCTCTAAAAGGAACATCAATTGGAGCAATAATAGATGCTGGAAGTGCGGCTGCTTTACATAGAAAGGTAAAGTTTTCTGCATCAAATGTACCAGCACCATCACCCTGAACACCTAAATTTACACCACCAGGAAAACTGGGAATAGTAACTTCAAAAAGATTAGGGCGGGCACCACCGCCGATTAACTTGGATTTAAACTGAGAGAGACCCTTGATAGTAGCCATTTTTAATTCCTCCTGTTGTAATTAATTTATATGATCAAACAGTTCCAGCGACTTCTTCAAAAGAAACGCCAGTTCTGGTTGCAACAAAGGTCAATGTTACATAGTTAATTGATTTTGCTGGTTTTAAGAAAATATCAGCTCTAAATTCATTGTTATCAATCACATCTGGAGTGTTATTAGATTCATCGCATTTTACAAGGAATCCATAAAGACCTCTCTTTGCCTGAACATCACGAAGATAAGGTTCAACAATGTTTACGAAGTTTGCTCTTGTAATTTCGTCGTTTAACTCAAAGAGTTGTGCCTGAGCAGTTCTTTCAAGTGCTTGCTCAACTGTAAGGAAGAGACGACGAACATTAATTCTATCAAAAGCAGATGCATATCCAAGAGCAGTCTTATCTCCGTAAAGAAGAATACCAATACCAGGTTGATTGATAATGGAATTGATTCTTAGTGGATAAAGTTGATCTCTTTGTGCTTTATTTGGGTTATAAGCAAGTTTAATTGCATTGTTTAAGATTCCTCTTTGCTGTCCTGCAGGTGAGAACCAAGGGTATGCAAAAATACTAGTTCGAACCATTAATCCAGCAACATCGGCGTTACAGGGGATATAACGGAACTTATTATTAAATCTATCGTAGGTATACTTATATCCACTATCAAATACTGCATAAGAAGAGGATATAGCAACACCATTGAAGAATTCAATGATATTATCAGTTTGGGTATCAGAATTTGTAATGTCTACAACAGATCCGCGATGAGGAGAAATTACTGCAATACAATCTTTTCTTTGATTTGCAATAGAAACTATACTATTTGCCTTCCCTTGGGATTCGTTGATGTTTCCTAAACCAGGTCCCATAATTAGATAATCAACCGCAATTTCATCTCTATTTGAGAATAAATTGTATGCAGTAATAAGATCACCGAGAGATGCTTGCATTCCGCCGGTTGAACTATTGTAATCTTTACCACCAGATAAGTTATATGTTACATTTCCAAGGGCACTAAAAGTTTTATCCTGAGCATCAACGTTCCAAGATCCCTGTGTGGTAGTTAATGCGACAAATGATCCTAGACCATTAAATCCCGTTTGAACAGTTGGTTCACCTGGTTTGGTATTGTCAGAAGGATTATCTCCAACATAAACATAATTAGAGTAAACTGCCAGATAATTTTTCCACCAAGTTTTTTGTGGAGAATTTACTGAAGAAATTGCATCGGATGCTTTTGATAGTCCAATATGCTTCTCAAGGAGATTTCCTTGAATTCCAGTCACGGAACCAGTATCATCAACAATTACTACATGAATTTCATCACTCTTAGCGTTTCTTTCAACAGAATGCTGAGAGGTTCCTGGTTTTGGTGCAAGTGAATTCCAATAAATTGAAGAATTATTAAGATCTAATGTTTGTTCATCATACCAATCTTTTACCGTTGCAACAGAATATGTTCCAACTATATTATTAAAAGATAATAAGTTTCCAGTTAGGATTGATCTTCCTTGATTTCTTTGTGCGTATGTGATCGGGGTTTCTGTCGATGCTACAGAAACTGAATTGGAAAATTGGATTGAAGTTCCTGCGACTACAGTAGCGCCAATACCCGTACTAAGTGTTATGAAAGTAGAAGCAACACCTGTAATTGCGGCATATGTCGCAACACCTACAATTGAAACCAAATTGCTGGTTGTAATTGACTGTGTTAGATTGCTACCATCCACATACAGTATTGTTGTTGATGCAGTACCAGTAATGCTCAATGATCTTGTGGTAACTGTATCGTAACGTGTTGATGCTGCAGATACTCTAGAGGTTATTTTTACATCAATTGTACTTGGATTAGGTCCAGAACTAGTTGTATTGATTCCAGTAATAATTCCCTTTAAATATCCATTAAATGTTGAGGTTGTTCCCGATTCAGATATAGTTACATTTGTTAAAGGAATAGTAACACCAACACCAACTGTAGCACCAATACCCGATAAACTAGTTGTATTGATACCAATAATTTGATCTGCCTTATCATCAATTACGCAAACTTTAAGATCATTTGCCCAAGAACCTGGATTCTTTGCGGCAAAGATATAATTAGCAATATCATCCGCATAATTTGCTTCATAGTCATCAAAGTTTTTGATCTTTAATGTGGGTTCTCCTGCAGTAGAGACACCTGAAGTATTTCTAATCGCATTAGCATTTACTAGTTGCCCATCTACCCTAATAACCTTAAGAACGCCACCATATGAAAGGAATGATGAAGCACTCATCCAGTACTCATACTGTGCATCTGTTGATGAGGGCTTTCCAAATACGTTAATAAGTTGATTCTCTGTAGTAATGTCAATTGGTTCGTTCACTGGTCCAATTGCAAAAGGTCCTGCAATTGCTCCAATATTATCTAAAACATTATCAGCTCTCCCTACAGTTAGATCAACCTCGCGGATCAGAACACCCGGAGATAATTGAGGAGTCGCCATTTAATTTTCTCCTAAGTCTCAGTTAACTAAAAATATTTATTAAAATATTATTTTTCATGGGGGAATTACTGCGTGAACACTTTACCAGTCAGGATATTCCCATTTTACTTCTATTATTACATTCTTTCTTGAGATAATAACTCGTTTTTTGGTGCATTCTTTACACTCATATGAATATGAAGATGCAACATGACCTCTATCTTTTCTAGTTCTATAAAATTCATCAATTAAATTTTTAGTCTGATTACAATTTTTACATTTTCTTTCATACAAAAATAAGTGCTCAAAACTTAAATGATTATCTAAATTCATTACCAAGAATTCCACATATAAGAAAATTCCGATTGCTTGTCGCCATATTCGTCAGTGAACCATCTATCTCCATCTTTATCTACAAATGTGTCCTCATTATTCACTCCATCAACAATAAATCCGAAAGGAGACATATCTTGCTCTACTTGATTCTTTTGTTCTTCATAGATTCGTTTTCTAATATCTTGATCGGTAAGTTCTTTGAAATAATCTTGAAGAATTAACCAAGAATACATTACCAAACACATTACAAGATCATCATTTCTTCCATCTTCTGCTTCAAATGAATTTGCTTTTTGAACAAACGTAGTTAATTCATTGATAATTTCAAAATCGGTAAAAGTCAATTTATTATCTTCTATGAGAGTTTTTAAATTCAAACAACCAACTTTTTTAGTTGTTTTTGACATTTTTACGCCAAGTTGAACTTTTTTCCCAGAAAAACCTTGACCCAATATTTGCCCTGCTCTACCTCTCATAGAACTCATAAGAAGATTTGAATATTCTAAGTCGTAATGAAGACCTGCGGCTACCTGATCTCCAACATCATTTACTTCACATAGAACATATGCTTTATTGTAAGAAAGTGCAACTTCTTTTATAATTTGAGGAAATAATATTGGTCTTATTTTATTATTTCTATACTTTCCTACAACTTTGTGTGGAAATTGTGATACATCAATTACTACGAAAGCCGAATAATCTTTTTCTACTCCACGAGCAACATCCACCGTAACAACGTATGTATGATCTTCCTGAGGGTCTTCATAAACATCTAAACCAGCACTTGAAGTCTTTGGAGTATCAAATACCAATCTATTTAATATTGGTCCAGATATAAGGGTATCTGATGAACCTAAGAATAAACATTCAAATTCTTGTCTCCATTGGGATTCTGATGTATTTGAAATAGTTAATCTTTTAAACTCTTCATCTCTTCCCGGTACATCAGTCCAATGAACTTCAATTGGAATATAATCATTTCTACTCTTTTGTGCGTCATCCCAGAGACGGTAGAAATGATTCATACCGTATGGAGTGCTTACGACAATAACCTTAGAAGATTTGCCTGACGTAATTACAGGATAAACTGAACTAAAGAAATTATCTGCGACTGTATTTGGAACAAACGCAAATTCGTCCAGAAAAATAATATTATAAGTTCCACCACGAATAGAAGATGCTGAAGTAGATGCGGCCGTTATCCTGGACTTATTCTCAAGTTCTAAGGACCCCTTGTTCCACGACAAGACGCCTTGTTGTAACCACTTGGGCAAATTCTCATAACCAGTTTGAAGGCGCGTCAGAAGGTCTCTGGCGGTGTTTGCTTTGTTTGCAAGAATTGCAATATTAGTATTATCATTAAAGATTGCATAATGAAGAAGATATGAAACTACAACTGTGCTTTTTCCTGACTGCCTAGGTAACTTACATATAGTAAATCTATTTTTATGAAAGGTATCCACCATTTCTTCTTGAAATGGATACATATCAAAATCAGATAATCCATAATCAAGTGTAGTTATTTTTATATATTTTTTAGCGAAGTATACTGGATCTTCAGCACACTTAATCCACTCAAGTACTTGATCTTCTGTAAATTCAATTTTGGTATTTGCTTTCTTAAGAAGTGGATTACCAAGATAGTGTTCTTCAGACATAATTTAATTACACTACCATTTTATTTTGTTAGACCACCAGGCAGCAGACATTTTTCCTTTTGCTATATTTTTTGCGTGTCTAGTTTGAAATCTATTCCTTCTGCTTGCATATTCCTTAGATTCCCCTTTTTTCTTTGGGGAACCTTTTACTCCTCGTTGACCAAAAC